CATAACGGATATTTCACAAGTAAATGGCTAGCAAACCTATGGGGCATGGGTCAAATACAGATAGCGCAAGCAGTACCGGAAACCTATAGATATGTTGCAGGGTACGTAACAAAAAAAATGTATGAGATAGACAGTCAAAAAGCAAACGTATATTACGAACTAGGACAACAAAAACCTTTTGCATGTATGAGCCTTAAACCAGGTCTGGGAGACCACTACTATCAAGAACACAAAGCAGAAATCTGGAGGCAAGGATATATCCAATGCACAAACGGCAAACACGCACAAATTCCACGTTATTATGAAAAAATGATGGAAGCAGAAAACCCACAAAGGTTGTGGAGAATTAAACAGAACAGACAAGCAGCAGCCATAGCAGAAAACCGACTAAAGTACGAAAATGCAGACTTTGCAGAACAGTGCAAAACGAAAGAGAGGGTAATAAAGAAGCAGATGAAGAAGAAAGGGACACTTTAACAGTGTCATGGTGTCACCTAGCCCAGTACCTATCAAGTAAGGTACTGAGCTATTGTCGTTTAAAGACTCCATGTATCAACCTATTCAGTCTATAAAATAATCCAATTCGCGCGTGCGCACACGCGCGATTGCGCGCACGCGCGCACGCGCGATATAATATTAACTTGTTGTAGGAGTAGTAGTAGAGGTGGTGGAAAAGTTGATAAGTACTAAAATTTAACGCTAAAGCGTAAATAAAAAGCAAAAAACACTGTTGAAAGTTTTGTTGAAAACTTGTTGAATTGTTGAAACTTCGTCAAAATAACGAAAATCATTGTGCAACATTTTGTTGAAAACCTGTTGAAAGTGTTGAAAGTGTTGAAAACGCGCACAGCGCTAAAAAGGAATGGATTAGCCGAGCTCCGCATACGCTACGCACGGCAAGGCGCTAAAGCGCCATTCAAAACAAAGGAGCAAAACCGACTGCTGATATATCAATCAAAATACTCGATGTAAGGAGCTTGACGGAAATGATCAAAAGCTATATCATGGACACAGACGGAAACACAAAGCTGGCAAGACACTTCAAAGTAAAAGAGTTTGCTTGCAAAGACGGCAGTCAAGTAGTATTCATAGACGACTACCTATACACCGTTCTAGACATCCTCCGGCATAAAATAGGAAAGCCAGTAATCATCACCAGCGGATACAGAACACCAGAATGGAACGCAAAATGCGGCGGAGCAAAATACAGCTATCACATGCGCGGTATGGCAGCAGACATCCGGGTTAATGGAATAAGTCCAAAAGAACTTGCCAATAAACTGAATGAAATCGTACCGGATGAATGCGGCATTATCGTATACAAAAGTTGGGTGCACTTCGATGTACGCACCAGCAAATACAGAAAGGGGGTGTAAAAATGGCACTTATCAGCATTAAAGACCTCAAGGCCGCAATCGCAGTTATGCGACAAATCTTGGAAAAACTAGACGAGATTTATCACGTGCTGCACGACAGGCAGTGAATGAATGACAAATGACCTGGAAAGAAGGACTAGCAATGAAATCATGGAATGTACGAGACCAGACCAAAGAAGCATTGGAAGAACTACTCGAACGAAAATACAAAGAAATTGATGGCAATTACAAAATGCTTAAAAGAGTGTCAAACATCGAGGATGCAAAAAGACTGGTAGATGAAATTTGGCAAATGAAAAGCTTTGCAAATGCCATTGAATTAGAACTAATACGAAGGGAGTATAACAATGGCACGACATCGTAAAACGATGAACGGCACAAAAGACCGCCGCATGTTCAACGTAACCGCACGAAAAACCAAAACCATCAACCTCAGCCAGAAACCTATGCGCGGTGGCATCCGGCTGTAAAAAAGGAGAGTAAATATCATGAAGCATGAATATTTTGGCCTATGGGACAGTGTAGCAAAATGCTACGCATGGGTAGGCGAGAGCAAGAACAGCGCAACCTTTGCACGTATGTGTAACGTAATGGCGAAAGATGAAAAAACCTTTATCGGACAGGCACCGGGAGACTATACCGGGTTCAAACTGGCAATGTTTGAAGATGAACTTGGCACGTTCACGAACGACAAAGAAAAGGTATGGGAGGGCAAGCCGCGTGAATAAACGATACGAAGAAGGGCAAAAGCCCTTCTTTTCTGAATCAGGAGAAAAACTTCGAAAACAATACGTTTGGACGAAAGACGAAAAAGGAGAAGAAGTACTGCAAGAAACTGCACCAATCGATATCCAACAGGAAATTGAAAGCTATTCGGATGAATGCGATATCAAAAACATTGTCCGAAAAGCAAGTTTTGACCCGCAGTTTCTGAAAAGCCTGTCAGAAGGAGCATTAAACGATACATACACAGATATTACGGAATTTCCACAGAACATTCATGAGTATCATCGCATGATCGCGACCGCACAGGCAAACGCAATGAAGCTGGAAGAACTGCAGAAAAAGGCAACAGAAAAACCAGCAGCAGAACCTGAAGTAAAGGAGGGAGAAAAGTGAATCGAAACAATGAACAGCATTTTAGCCAGATTCCAGAAATGAAAGCGAGTCGAACGCGCTTTAACCGTGACCAGACGATTTTAACAACGTTCGACTCCGGCAAGCTGATTCCATTCTATGTTGACGAGGTATTACCGGGCGATACCTTCAACGTAGATACGACAGCAATCATCAGAATGAGCACACCGAAATATCCAGTAATGGACGATGCGTTTATTGACTTCTACTACTTCTATTGTCCTAACCGTATTTTGTGGAATGATTTCAAAAGATTCATGGGAGAAGCAGATGAAACACCATGGAACCCGAAAAAAGAATACAAAATACCAGAAATTATAATCAAAGGCACGACAGAAGCTAAAAAACCTCAAGAAGGAAGTATTTTGGACTACATGGGAGTACCAACAAAAGTTGATGCAGAATTCTCCATCAACGCACTTCCCATCAGAGCATACGTCATGATATGGAATGAATTTTTTAGGGATGAAAATGTAGGTAACCCAGCAGTATTAAAGACAGATAGTGAAGACGTGGAATACTGGGACGAAAGCCCAGAAAGCGAAACAATGGAAAAAACTCTTTCGCAAGCAAGAAGAGGCGGAAGATGCTTACCAGTAAACAAATTCCATGACTACTTCACAAGCTGTCTGCCTTATCCTCAGCGCGGACCGGAAGTAACGCTGCCCATGGAAGGCAATGCATCGGTAAAAGCATACCAGGGAATCTCGACAAATGAAAACGAAACTGATTTATATATCAGTAGTTTCAGACCAACAACAACGCCGTTAAAAACAAACGGTGCCTTAAACGCAATAGCAGCAGCAAAAAATTCTTTCCCATTACAATTACAGGGTGAAGGAATCGCCGGAAATGGAAAAAACAGCGTATACCTAGGCGCAGACCTCAGCAGTGTAACAGCCACAACCATCAACGACCTGAGAAAAGCCGTAGCAGTACAGCAGTACTACGAAGCACTTGCAAGAGGTGGCAGCAGATACCGCGAACAGGTACAGGCACTGTGGAACGTAGTAATTTCGGATAAGACCGTACAGGTGCCGGAATACCTTGGCGGTGGCAGATACCATGTAAACATCAACCAGATTGTGCAGACCAGCGGACAGCAGACGAACGAAGACACGCCAATCGGTGAAACCGGTGCAATGTCAGTAACGCCAATCAATGAAAGCTCTTTTACCAAATCGTTTGAAGAGCACGGCTTTGTAATCGGTGTCTGTTGCGTGCGACACAATCACAGTTACCAACAAGGCTTGGAACGTTTCTGGAGCAGAAAAGACAGACTTGACTATTATGTACCACAGTTTGCAAATCTGGGCGAGCAACCGGTAAAAAAGAAAGAAATCATGTTAACCGGAAAAGCAAGCGATGAGGAAACATTCGGTTATCAAGAAGCATGGGCAGACTACCGGATGAAGCCTAACCGTGTATCCGGTCTCATGAGAAGCAACGCAGAAGGGACACTAGATTTCTGGCACTATGCAGACAACTACGAAAAAGTACCGACGCTATCGCAAGAATGGATGGCAGAAGGAAAGAGTGAAGTTGCAAGAACATTGATCGTGCAGAATGAGCCGCAATTTTTCGGAGCTATCCGCGTAGCAAACAAAACCACGAGACGGATGCCGCTGTATAGCGTACCGGGCTTGTATAAACTGTAAGAAAGGAGGATGCCCGGGCAAAACCCGGGCTATTTTTAAATGAGCGCATTTTCGGGACTCTTAACAGCACTAAACGTAGCGGGAAACGTAGCAAACACAATCGGAACTTTTGCAGGAGCAGCTAAAAACATAGCCGGAGCGTTTGGCGGATGGGGACAAACAGGCAATAGCCAAAGTAGCGGCGGCAGCACAAGCCAAGGCGGCGGACACTCTGAAAGTGGAAGCCAAGCAGGCACAAACATTCAGCAGGTAAACGACTGGCTAAAACAGGCATACGCATACCAAGGGCAAGAAGCAGCCATGCAAGGCAAATACAACAGTCAAAGCATGCTTAAGCAGATGGGTTACAACACCTTACAAGCAATCATGCAAGGCGTGTACAACCACATTGAAAACAGCGTAGCAATGAACTACAACAGTGCAGAAGCAGCTGCAAACCGTGAATGGCAAGAACACATGTCAAGCACAGCATACCAGCGAGCCGTTGAAGACATGAAAAAAGCAGGGCTTAACCCTATCTTAGCATTCGCAAATGGTGGCGCAAGCACACCGGGTGGAAGCGCGGGAACAATCAGCGGCGCAAGTATGGGACTTGCAAGCAGCAGCGCACTAGGAGTAAGCAGAAGCGGAGGGTTTGTACCTAACGCATACGAAAGCAGCAGCTGGAGCCAAAGTGACTGGTACAACGCAGCACAAAGCTGGCAACAAATGCTCAGTACAACACACATGACGCCATACGGACTGCAAAAAGCGCTTACAGAAGTCGGAAACGACACAAGCAAGGCTATTACAGATGCAACGGCAAAGACAAGAAAAGGCACAGAACAGAGCAGAAGCATGAAGCCACAAGACAAAACAGGAAGCTACGGAGAAAAACGAAAGCCGGGTGATTATTTGAAATGAGTTGTTACAAGCCATTAATAAGGCTGTACAACCCGGAAGACAAGAACATAAGCGGGCGGGTGTATACACTTGCCCGCTTTTCTGAAATAAGCGGGAAACAACTTAAGTATGAAGATTTGATGTACAGAAAAAATGTCATGTTGATACCATGCGGGCAATGCATTGGATGCAGAATCAGACAAAGAGAGGACTGGACAACACGAATAGAATTAGAAGCACGAGACTATCCAAGAGAAGAAGTTTGGTTTATCACATTAACTTATGACGATGACCACGTACCGGGTATGATAGTAAACACAGGCGAAATCATGCGAAAAGTACAATACGTCTGGAAACCGGGAGAGAAGCGCCCTGAAAGCGTCCAAACGTTAATGTATACTGACGTTCAAAAGTTCTTAAAACGTCTCAGAAAGGCTTATAGGGGCAAATTACGCTATTTTATAGCAGGAGAGTACGGAGAACAAACAGCAAGGCCGCATTACCATATGATACTGTACGGATGGCAGCCAACAGATCTAGAGCACCTATACAAGATACAGCATAACGGATATTTCACAAGTAAATGGCTAGCAAACCTATGGGGCATGGGTCAAATACAGATAGCGCAAGCAGTACCGGAAACCTATAGATATGTTGCAGGGTACGTAACAAAAAAAAT